GATCCCAGGTGTGCTCCATGCGCTCGATGTAGCGGCAGACCTCGCCGTTGATCGTGCGGCGCACCAGCAGCCACAGGTACTCGCTGTCTTCGTGCGGCAGCACGGCGCAGCACTCGATCACCCCGGCTGTGTCGTGCCGGGCCCAGGCCACCACGGTCGGCTGCTGGTCGCGGTCGAAGGTGCACGACAGCAGGCCGCCGTCGGCGGTCACGCCCCAGATGATCGGGTCGGGCAACTGCTGGTAGGCCATCCACACGATGCCCGCCTTCGTCAGGTGCTCGGCAAGCGCGCTCATGTCCACCGCCGAGTAGGCGTCGAAGTCGTAGCGGTAGCCGTAGCCGCGCAGCCGCGTGCCGCCGCGCTGCACGAACATCACCTCGCGCCCCACCGTCACCGGGCGCACAGCCGCGCATCCCACGTTGCTGTCGCTGCTGACCCGCACGTTGGTCGGGGTCAGCGGCTTCTCGACGCCGCCGCGCATCGTCACCTCGGCCGACTCGGTGAACACCGCCAGCTCGCGCGTGCTGCTGACGAAAGCGATGGGGCTGGCCTCGTCGCCGTCCATCGTGAACGCGAAGGCGTCGTCGTCGTTGGTGCCGCGCAGGAAGTCCAGCGACTCTCCCAGGCGCGAGCCCCAGACCGTGCGCGGGTACTTGGCCGAGCCGGCGCAGATCAGCCGCTGCTGGTGCACGGTGCCGGTGCGCGGGTAGCCGCGGGCAGCGCTCCAGATCGGCGGCTCCAGGCTCCACGCCAGCGCCTGCGCGGCCACTGTCGCCGACAGCTCCTTCAGGATCACCGCGTTGACCGACGTGGCGCTGCTGTACGCGCTGATGCGCAGCAGGCCGCCGTTGATCCGCACGATGCTGCCCACGTCGCCAGGACGCCAGCCCGCAATGTCCAGCGCCAGCGTCGTCGTTGCGCCGACCGGGTCCTTTGCGCCCGGCGTGCACTCTGCCTGGGGGCTGATGTCGATGGTCCACTGCCCGGCGATCAGCGTCGCCGACGGGAAGGCGCGCGTGATCTCCACCGTCACCTGCGTGGTGCTGGTGTAGCCGGTGATCACCGCGAGGCCGGATTCGGCCACCACGCCGCGGCCGACATCCGAGGCCAGGAATACGGGCGCCTCCGCGTTCAGCGTCCGGCCAGCGCCCACCGTGACGGCCGACAGGACCGCGTTCGTTGACGCCAGAATCCCGGCCTCGTCGTGGGGCACCTGCGTGAACGGCGCCGGCGAAAGCACCCACGCTCCACCGTCGAGCAACTGCAGCCGCTGCACCGGGTAGCCCGGGTGGAACAGCCACATGGTGCTGTCGGCCTGCGCCCAGTCCAGCGCGGCCAGGTCGCCAGTCGTGTAGGGGGTGGCCAGCGTGGTGCTGGTCAGCGTGCCGTCGGCTGCGAACACCCGGCACGTCAGGTTGCCCAGCTCGACCAGGAACGCAGCATCACGCCCGGCGACGAACGGCAGCAGGATCGTGGCGTTTGCCGTGGTCGACGTGCTGGCCCCGAGAAACCGCGTGCCCGGCCGGCGCCGCACGCCGCCCTGCTGCACCGGGTAGGCGTTGCGGCAGCGCTTGAGCGCCGTCGCGTAGCGGTCGAAGTCCGTCCGGCCTTGCGCCTTGGGCGACCACTCGCCGCCGGTGAACGCCGTCTGGTTCAGGTTCGCCCGCATCAGCGGACCCCGCGGTAGCGCGCCAGCATCAGCGGCGACTCGTCCAGCGCGTCGGGCTCGTCTTCCAGACCGTCCACCGCGCGCGCCTGGCGCAGCACGTCGCGCATGACGGTCTCGACAAGCTGTTCCAGGCTGGTGCTCTGCGTGATGCCGTAGGAGAACACCGCGCGCATCACCTGGGTCATGCCCCAGACCAGCAGCGTGTCCCAGGTCGACGTGACTTCGTTGCGGAATACGTAGCGCAACTGCAGCGCCGAGGCGTCGCTCAGGATCTTCCTGCCCTCGACCTTGTACGGGATGCGCTCCCCCTCGCGCCCAATCGACAGGACGCGCAGCAGGTCGCCCGGGACACTGAACTGCCGCGCGTAGTCGAAGGCCGGCGCGTCCATGTCGGGGTTGAGCACCACGCGCTTGACCGCGCAGTTCCACGGGTGCCGGCGCAGCACGTAGTCGCGCGCCGTCGGCCAGATGTTCGCGGCCAGGCGTGCGCGGTCGCTGTCGTCCTCGAAGCTGCTGATCGGCGCATCGCCGAGCATCAGGAGCGCGTTGCTGCAGATCGAAACCGGCGTGGCGCTGGACATGCTGCCTCCAAGAAAGACGGGGGCTCAGCGGCCCCCGTCACACCGAACCGCCGGGGTGGCGGCTGGCAACTGCATCAGGCCTGCGGGCCAACCCAGTGGATCTCGATCTCGGCCTGCGCGTTGTCGGTCGGGTTGGCCGACAGCAGCGAGACGTAGACCTCCACCTCCTGCGTCATCACGCCGCCAGGGATGCCGCCGACGAACAGCGAGCCGCTGTTCAGGTCCTTCGCGCCGGCCGCGGCGATGTCCAGGCCGTCGGCGATGCCGTCGACGTCGACCACTGTGCCGTCGAGAGCGCGGATGCCGACATCGGCGGTCACCGAGGAACCGAACGCCGCGTGCTGCAGCTTGCCGCTGCGCAGAATGCGCGCGCCCTTCGGGATCTTGATCCCGGTGTTCCAGGTGTCGTTCTGCGCCCAAGCCGCGACGGCCGGCGTGGTGGCCACCGCCACGTGCACGCGGCCATCGTCGTAGGGCGCGGTCTTGACCGGCGGCACCGCCTCGCGGGCGGCCAGCTGGAGGGAGTCGAATTCGGGCATGTTGCTGCTCCTTCAGGTGCGGCCGATCAGAAGCCGGTGTTGGTCATGAAGTCGATCTGCACGACCTTCTTCTCGTCCTGGCGCGTGGCGCCCAGCGAGAGCCAGCCGTAGACCTCGGTCGGGTGGCCGCGCTTGGCCTTGTTCTGGCCCACGTCGGTGCGCACGTCGATGCCGGTGCCGAACTGCACTGCGCCCTTGGTCCAGGCCACGGTGCGGTTCGTGTTTGCGGCCGGCGCGTCCAGCGCCTGGTAGGGGATCCAGGTGAACCCCATCCAGTTCTTGGCGACCTGGCCGGCCTGCAGCATCTGCACGGCCATGAAGTCGGCGCTCGTCAGCGTGGTGTCGGCCATGATCTGGCGCGCCTGCACCGCGTTGTAGGCCATGAACAGCTCGGTGCCCTCGTCCACCTCGTTGGTCATGAACAGCGACCGGGCCTGGATGATCTTGGCCTTGGTGAACGCAGTGCTGCCCGCGGCGATCTGCTGGCCGGAGGGAAGCGTGGTCGTGGTGATCGAGCCGCCTTCCGTCGTGCGGGTCAGCGAGCCATCGAGCAGCGCCCGATAGATCGTCTTGTCCTTGCGGCGGTTGGCGGCGGCCACCAGGATCTCGACGTACTTGAACGTCGGGTCGGCGACCAGCTTGGCCAGATCGAAGCCGTCGACCACCATCGGGCCGATGTCGAAGTCGGCCATGTACGCCAGGCGCGTCTCGTGCGCGATCTCGGCGGCTTCCTTGTCCTGGTAGCGGCCGGTGACCTCGCGCGCTTCGGTCGTGCCGACGTTGTTGGTCGTGAAGCTGGAGCCGGAGATCATGCCGCGGTCCGTCACGGTGGACTGGAAGCGGCTGTCCTTCTGCTGCAGCGCGTGGATGAAGGTGTCGTGGAACTGCTGCTTGAACGCAGTGGTGATGGTCGGCGAAGTGGACATGGTTCCCTCGTGGAATCAGGTCGCCTATCGCGGGTGTCCCATCGGGGCCGCAGGTGCAGCAGATCAGCGCGGCGCGTGGCTGTCGGCTGGGCTCACACCCGGTATCCGGCTGCCACACCGGGCGGGGTGCCGGCAATGTCCGGCACCTGCCCGTTCGGAATCCCGTCCGCTACGCCCTCTCTTGGTTCGGGTACTTCTTGGCGTAGAGCGCCTGCACCTTGCGCACCGTCGCCGCGTGGTCCTGGTGCGCCGAGTCCAGGTAGGCGGCCGATCCCATCATCGACTCCAGCGTGTCGCTCTCGGCCTGCGTGATGCCGGCCGGCGGGCTGTCCTCGTGCAACTCGTTGCCGATGCGCGCCATGAGCCGGATGAAGTCCGGGTCGTTGCCGAACTTCGCGTCCAGCCTTGCCCGCGTCTCGTCGTCGCCTGCGTAGGCTGCGGTCGCGCGGTAGGACTGCGCCAGGCCGCGCTGCAGTTGCTCGTCGCTCGCCCAGGTCTTGCGCAGGTCGGCCTCGGCGCCGGCGACATCGGGCTGCAGCGCCATCGCGTAGTGGTCGAGCACGTAGCCCAACTGCGCGTTGGTCATGCCGCGGGCATGCGCGCCCTTCAGGAAGCCCTGGTACTTCGGATCGGCCTTGAGCTTGTCCAGGCTGATGCCAGCCGTCACCGCGGGGGCATAGTCCTCGGGCGCCTTCGGCGGCGCGTCGCCCGAGCCCAGGCGCTTGGACAGCGAGTCGTAGCCGCCGGCCTGCTTCAGCGCCGTCGCTTCCCAGTCCGTCGTGCCGTCTTCGCGCTTGACGAGGTACTTCTCGGGCACGGCTGGGGGCTGCCCGCCATCTCCTGCTGGCGCTGGTGCAGCGCTTGATCCAGCAGGCGCAGGTGCGGCGCCGCGAGAAAGCAGGCTGCCAGGTGCCGGAGCTGGTGCAGCTGGTGCACCGTCCGCAGCCGGGGCACTTGTGCCAGCAGGGCCGGGAGCAGGTGCGGGGGCGGCGGGGGCGGCGGGGGCCGGCGCAGCAGCAGCCGGCGCGGGAACAGTGGCCGCAGCACCGCTGCCAGCCGTCGCGTCCATGAGAAAGGGGAAGTGGTCACGCATCGTCTCTCCATGGCCGGTCTACGGATGACGGCGCGCGCCGGGCCGGCTCACGACGCAGCGCCGAGTATCAGGTGCGCTGCGGCAGTGGCTCGGCCTTGGCCAGCGTGCTGACGATGTGCTCGATCACCGACTTCTGCCCGCACTTGAACGCGGTCACGTCGGGCTGGCCAGGCGCGAATGACGGCCCGCCGAAGCGCTCGATCAGGTCGTCGAGCACGGCCCGCGCGTCCGGGTTGAACTCGAACGTGGCGTGGTACTGCTGCGGCGTGGCCATCACCGTACGCGCCGGCGGCGTGCGCATCCACGATTCCTCACGCCCTCACCGCGGCAGCAGCTTGGCCGCCCCGAATGCGCCGATGTGCCGGCGGCACTGCTGGCCGCGGATGTCGCGCAGGTAGCCCAGGTCGGCGCCGCCGGAAAGCAGCGGCGAGCCGGGCAATGGGCGCCCGGCGGCGGTCAGCCGCAGATCGCCGGTGATCGTGCCCGGCGCCGGCAGCGTGTCGTAGGGCGCTGCGGCACGCTGCGCCACCGCCGCATAGCCGCTCACGGCGTTACTGCTGTAGTCGGCGGAGGTGGGCGAAACCAGCGGCCCGCCGATCGCCGGGTCGGCGCTGCCGCCGGGCCCAACGTCGCAGAACACGTTGTTGCGCACCACCACCGAGGGCATGGTGTTGGTGGGCTCGTAGCTGCGCCAGCCGCAGCGCCACGCGCGGCCACTCTCGTAGCTCGGAGCCATCTGCCCCGCCCCGCCGGTAATGACGGTGTTGTTCTCGAACACGTGCGCCGTGTTGGGCGTGCCGGCCGCTGGCTTGCCGTCACCCAGCCGCAGACCCGCCGACGTGTCGTAGAACAGGTTGTGCCGCCAGCGCACCGCGCCGCCGCTGTTGTCCTGCGCGCAGTAGTAGGCTTCGTGGATGACGTTGCCGAACACGTCGCAATTGCTCGCCCCGGTGTCGGTGTAGATGCCGCTGCCGTCGCCGGGGTGCAGCCGCGCGCCATAGCGCAGGCGGCTGATGTCGTTGGCATAGATGCGCGTCGGCGCGACAGTGGACGACACCTGGCAGTAAATAGCCCCCTGCGCATCGCAGTTGATGCCGTCGCGGATGCGGTTGTGGTGCAGATCGCAGCGCACCATCGCCGGGCTGCCGGGCGACAGCTGAATGGCGGTCACCCCGAAATCCTCGATGTCGCAGTGCCCCACGTCGAGCACGGCATTGGCTGCGGCCCCGGTCGGCTGCAGCCGCACCATCGCACTGACCACGCGCCCGCGCAGGTTGCGCAGCACCAGCCCCACCGGGTTGGCGCTGAACGCGTACAACTTCACCGCCGTACTGGTGTCGCGAAACTCCAGGTCGCGCACGGTGATCCATTTGCGATTGCTGCTCACATCGATGCAGCCGGCATTGCCAGACACCAGCACCTCGCCGTAATAGTCGGTCGGGTTGGTGTGCGACGGCGCCCAGACGTACAGCGTCGAGCCGACCGCCAGGTATTCACCGTCCACACTGCCCAGGGGCGGGGTGTTGCCAAAGCCTTGGGTCGAGCCCATCCAGCTCTGATTGATGCGCACCAGCGGGAACGTCCCGAACGTCAGCGCGCTGGTATAGGACCAGGCGTTGGACGGTGCGTCGTAGGTCCACTGGTTGGCTGCAACCTTGGTATGCCAGCGGATGACGGGCAACTGCGCCGCCGGGCTCTGGCTGGACGGCGAGAATTTACCGATGGTGACCGGGTTGTCCTCGGTGCCGGCCCAGCTCGTGGGGATGCTGATCTGGGTCTCGGCGCTGATCGTCCAGTCGGAGTCGTCGGCCAGCAGTACCGCGTCGCCGGCTGCGCCGGTGATTGTGGCGATCTTGGCCGGCGACGCCCAGGCCACAGCCGGGCTCAGGCCGGTGTTGGCGTCGCTGCCGCGATTGGCGTCGATGTACCAGACGGTCACGACGCGGCCACCATCACATCAATGGTACGGCTGGTCCCGCCTGTGATGACGACGTGGCAGCCTGCCGTGTTGATGCGCCGCCCGCCGCTGCCGTTGCCCGCCGTGGCCCAGTCGCCGTCCCAGTAGTAGGTGCCGAGCGCTGCAATGGTGAAGGTGGCGATCGGATCGCCGCTGGCGCTGGTGGCGTCGTACACCGTCACCGTCTGCGGCGTGCCGCTGATCGCGCGGACCACGATGCCGCGGAACTCGCATGGCACAGCCTTCGGGGTGCCGGTGGCGGTCAGGGTTGAGACTGCCACGGCCTCGCTCAGCGCGAGCACGCCTCCGTCAGGCGTGGCCAGGGCATGGTTGCCACCAAAGGTTCGAATTAGCCTGGCGATTGCCGATTCGAGACTCACAACCCACGGCGGCCCACTGATCGGCATGCTGTCGCTCCTTTACGCCGTCGCGGCGCGCTTGAACGCCGCATCCGCGGCCATGGTCTGAACCTGCTGCGCCTGCGCCTGCTGTGCCTGCTGCGCCTGTTCCTCGGCCCGCTGCTTGCGGAAGGCGGCCAGGGCCTTCTCGTCGCGCAGCGCGCCGGCGGGTGCGCCCAGGCCATCACCAGCCAGGCGCAGCGATTCGTCTGCGTCGATCAGGTCCAGCGCCTGCGTCAGGCCCTGCTGGGCCATCACGCCGGCCATCGTCACCAGCCGCTCGATGGACGACACCTCGTCGAGCTTCTGAGCACGGGCCAGCGGCGACTGGAAGCGCACGCGGAACGGCTCATCGGCCAGCGACTCGGGCGGGTCGTCCATCAGCAGCTTGCCCGGCGTGCCGCCGATCTCCGGCCGGCCGCGGCGGTACATCAGGCCGAAGCAGCGCTCGATCGTGGGAGCCAGGTCCTCGACTTGGAACCGGCCGAACATCGGGCCCAGCAGCTGCCGGATCAGCGCGACCCGAACGTGCACCTCGGTGGCGGTCATCGCCGGACCGTCCTGCGGCTGCAGTTGGTCGGCCATCAGCAGCCGGCGGATTTCGCGGCGCAGGTCCTCCGCTTTGGAGAACGTGACGTTGAAGTCGGCGCCGCTCGGCAGTGCCTTGATGCTGTCCACGCTGTTGGCGACGATGACGCTGCCGCCCTTCACGCGCACCGCGCGAGGGTTGAGAACGCCGTCATCCTCGGCCACGTACACGCCTGCCGCAGCCCGCGCGAGCGCCGCCTTCTCCAGCCGCAGCAGTTCGTTCAACTCCGCGATGGCCGGCAGCGCGTTGGACACCGGCCCGATCGCGTACTCGCTGCCCGGCAGCTTCATCCAGCGGGCGATTACCGCAGGCTGCTCGTGGTAGCCGCTCTCGCGCAGCACAGCCTTGGCGGCAATCTCGACGTGCACTGACGCGACAGGCAGGTTGCGCGCCATCCTCGCGCCGGGCGCGTAGACCGTGCGCGGATAGATCGCGTGCAAGAACTGGTGCTTGGTGTCGGGCTTCTCGCGCGCGTCGGTCTGCACGCGCTGCGACACCTTGTCGCCGTAGGTCTCGACCGCCTGCTCGGCGGTCAACTGGAACTTGCGAAACACCGTGTCGGCCCGGCCGCCAGGCTGCGACGCAGCGATGAAGCACTGCGCCAGCGGCCACTGCTCGAACCGCGGCAGGCCTGTCGCCAGGTCCTCGTCCACGTAGAGCACGAACCAGCCGGCGCACACGCTGTCGAGCACCGCCTCCGGCTTCTGCGCGTCGTAGTTGCTGCCGTGGATGGCCTCCCAGATCGACTCGGCGGCATGGCCAAACCAGCGCCGCTCCTCGTCGGTCTCGTCGCCCACGTCCAGGCCGAACCACACAGCATTCGCTGGCGTCATCCCGGACACCACGGACGAGGCCAGCATGCGCGCACCGTCGGTGCCGGTACTGTCCAGCAACTCGGCCTTCTTCGTCTGGACGCTGCCCGCGTCCTCGACGGTATCGCCGCCCAGGCCGTGCGCGCGCTCGGGGTAGGTGGCCTCGAAGCACTTGCGCCAGGTCGCCTCGTGGGGCGCGCGGTCGGCCTCCATCGCGGCCAGGCGCCGGCAAAGGCGGGTCGCCAGATCGGTCACAGCTGCTGCACCGTGGCAGGCGAGCGACCGCGCGACGATCCGCCGCCGCCCAGGTTGATCGAGGTAGCGCCCCGCGCCAGCAGCGAGGCCTGACGCCCCGTCGTGCTGCGCGTCGTGGTGCCGGAAGTCGGGCCGATGCCGGTCGACGACGTGCCCGACTCGCCGAAGCTCACCGTCGGCTGCTGCGGCGCACCGCGGGCCAGCAGACTCTGTTGTTCGCGCCGGCGGCGCTGGTCGGCCGCGAGTTGGGCGTTGGCGCGCTGCTGCGCGTCAGCCTCCGCGGATGCGCGCTCCTCGGCCGGGTCGGGCATTGCCGCGACCTTGGGCGGCTTCGGCGCAATGGCCTTCGTCGCCACGGTCCCAGCGACTGCACCCACGACCAGGGACACCGGGTCGCACATCAGGCGCCTTCCAGTTCCTTGCGCATCGCCGCCAGCTTGCGCCTCTTGGTGATGAACTCGGCGTCAGGCACCACCCAGCCCTGCCGCGTGAGCACCGGCGCCTCGATCGTGCGCGGGTCGATGTCGATCGCGTTGGGCAGGCCGCTGTCCACGGCCGCCGGTTCCGCGGCGGGGGTCGGCGCCACAGCGCCAGGCGTGCGCACCTTGCGCTTGGTGGCCGCCGGTTCCGCGGCGGGGGTTTCGGTCTGGACGTCGACGTCGGACATTGCGGCGCTCCGTTATGGGCTGGCGGTCAGGACCTCCGCAATGTCGCCGCTGGGGCGTTCGGAATCCCGAGCTGCAAGCGCGCGGCGGGGTTGCCGCGCTCCGGGAATGGCTGTCGTCTCCGTCACGTCGTCGTTCTCCACCACGCGCCTAACTTTGGCACCCCAGTGTCACCCAATCCCCCGCCCACCGAAAAAACTTCGGCGAGCGCGCCACAAGCGCGGCCGTCCTCTCGTCCTGCACCAGGAATGGCGTCGGCTGGCCGCCGTCGTTGCCGGGCACGAGCGCGACGCCTACACGGTAGCGGACCGACCACGGCGCCGGCTCTGCCGGCGCTTCTGCCGGAGCTATCCCACCCTGCCCGAACCACGCAAGGTCGAGTTGCAGAAGCGAGTCGATGACGCCCTGAGACGCCAGCACCGCGTTCCGCTCGCTGAAGACTCGGTGCGCACAACTATCAACCTGCACGGTCTGCAGTTCCTCCCGGTTGCCACCGGTGCACCGCTCCCATAGGGCGATCAGCATTTCGCCCTTCCAGTGCGGAGGATGCGAGCCGTCCAGGTATCCGCGCACCGTGTTCGTCGGCAGTTCAAGATCCGCAGCCAGCGCCCTGATCGACATGCCTCGCTGCAGGAGATCCCACAGCAGCCGACGCCAGTCGATGCTGTCAGCCATGCGGACAAAACGTGCGCGCGCGATGGCGCGTCATGAATGCACCCTCTGCACCCGATACCTGGCGCCAGGCGATGCCGCTGCTGCGCGCGCGCCCTTCGTCGCTCAGTCGCGCCAGGGTGGCCGCTGCGTCCATTGCGTCGCGCAGCGCAGCCCCCTCGAGGTGGCGCAACACGACGCGCCAGGCTCCGTTTGTGTTCAGTTCGAGTTGCATGTGCTGTCCGTGTTCGTTTAGGTCGCCCAATCGCGCGCTGCGCTGGGCGTGGCGGGTGGTTAGGCGGCGTTGTGGGTGTCGGGGGGTGTCGTCC